AAGATATCTCTTCGGTCTTGAGCCTAAGCCCGTGTATCGCAACCCAATACACTAAAGATTTAAGCAATCTCTAAGCTCTACAATTCATCCAACATAAAAGAAGCAGTGGCTATGACTAGCCAATTATCTCCGACTCTAAAATAGGCTCCTTCTGGAACCCCTGTACTATCTAAAAACAGACTCCAACTACACTGCTGAACATCTCCTTTTACTCTCGTCTCGTAAGAATATTTAATTTCCTCACATCGATCTCGCAACTGAGCACATATTATGCCCAGATTGCATATGTTTTTTGTACTTTTCCAAGTACTTCTAATATATTGGTAATTGTAAACCCAAAATATAGAATTAATCAAATCTTCGTCTTTATCTGATAACGAAAATTCAATTTTTAAGTCACTAGCTAAAAAAGCATTAGTGTCTTGTGGTATAACTGGCTCTTGGCCAGTCTCATCGTCTGAATCATGTCCACCCACATCAAAATTCTTAAAACGACAAAAAGACTCAAAATAACCAGAAACATGAGGTGGCATTTCAACCCTCCAAACACCACTCTCATATATATGAACCCAGTCATAATTTGCCATCAGACCAGACAGACCACAGGTGACATAACCTTCATCGTCTGTGGTATACTGCAATGAGAACTCATAAGGCCCTCTCCACGTGAAGTTGACCTACTTGCTTTCTACAAACCTGCGCGTCCCATCGGCAGGATGTGCCACACTCGTAAATCTCGAATAATCCTGAATTGCAGCCCCAGCCACATTACTACCAGAATTCAACACCCTACTTTTTGGCTTGGAATTTGTCCTTAACCAAAAGTCAGGGGGACCCCTGGGTATCAACATCCTAAAATTACGAGACAGTTCCGTCTGTATCCACAGCAAGCTTGGAGTCATAGACATAACTGCTACTCTCATTTCTGCTTCATACTTCTCTGAATGCTCAGATCGAGCAACACTAAAATGATCAAAGCCAGGATACTTAGAGACATAAGTTATTTCTTTGTTTAAAGACCCAACCACATCGCCTTTAGCCATCTGAAATGATAGGTCTGGTTCAGACTGTACACCATAGGTCTCACCTAAGATCACCGCACCAGAAGCAATAGAATTGCTAGAAACAACCAAATGTCTCGTTACGTCACCATGCCAAGCCTTAAAACATCCCATAACGCGTGCAAAAGACGGAGTCGAAGGTAAAACTCCGAATTTATTAACGCTATACTGGCCTGCGCCAGGCAATGTCGCTGAATATTCCATCTCTTTATAGCAAAAGTCTGAAACCCTGCTCAAAGGCGAAACCGCCTGAATACTCATCTTTGGCCCAGATCCCAAAACATACTTTGGAACCTCTCTTTTCGGCTTACCAACTGTGTATTCCACTTTCCTCGCGGCATCATGTACTGAAGACTCAACCATCTGAGCACCAAATGGCCTTAAGTTTATCAGCATATGATCAGGTCTGGGATATACCTCATCCAAAACATAATCATCACCAGCTCTAATAGAGATCATAACCCTAACAGCCGATGCCTCCGGTGCTACCATAGGTGAATAAGGAACCACAACTAGATGGGAATAAGTGCTATTATCTTCACAAGCAGGCGTTGTAGTCCAAGTTGTCTCCATATAAGGCACCTCTATGTCAAACTCACTAACCTCTGAAATGTCCACTATAACACTAGATGAATCTTCCAGAGTAGACTCCGGAGACCTCCTCAAATAAACTGCTATTTTACCACAATGATGCTGAGTTCGAATAACCCTAAATCTATAAATCAAGGATCCTTTCCAGCGCCTAGACATCCAAGTAAAATAGCTTAAATAAGAAGCACTAACCTTTCTATAAGTGAAACCATCCATTGCGCTTGCTTTGCCGACTTCCTTAAACGAAACCGGCTTGACCTTTCGGTCAAATATGGCTGTCATGCTACCAGTTTCCCAATCACCGTTAAACACAATCTCCTCTGTTTGTAAATAAGACAATAGAGAATCGTCAACAAAATCCGACAGCCCTCCTCCAACAGTAGGGGTAAACTGACTAAACTTTGGAGTCGACGCCGCAGATGCCACATCTGGCCAAGAACGAAATCTTGTCTCTTCAGGATCAGGGACTCCTAAAGCCAAACACACCTGTCCAAAAATGTTTTTATCGCCTGACTCCATCCTCCTAGCCAACTCATCTCCAAACTTAGCCGTAGCCTCATCTGGATTCAATGAAACTCCATTGTGCATGAGAGAACCCGTCATTAACTCTCCTACAGAACTGTTAATAAAGCTTTCAGCATAATTCAAAGAACATTCCTCCACTTCAGAGGGCAACTCAAGATATTTCCTCGTTCTTTCTATGGTCATCCTTGGCCACTTATCCATCTTAGAAACATCCTCTTTGCTTGGCCTAGCAACAGACAATTTTCCATCTTTACAAAAGATTTCGTAATTTTCTCCTACTACTCGGCCAACTAACGGTGTGACAATCACGCGAGACGGTAATCCATCTCCTGAAGGTGCGACAGCGTCAGCCAATTCAACATCCTCAGCCCACATATCTATACGCATGTGGGGCTTGTCTGGTGTACCAATCATTCTCTGACCAACCAGATCGAAATGTACTCTACCTAATTTCCCCAAATCTTTCCACTCGACATAATCCTTGGTCCAAACCATTGGAAAGGTCAAAATAGCTGACTCAGATTTACCTATATCTAACTCGACACAGTTCATCTTAACTAGATCTCCCACTCCAAACTTCTTTTCACTATCGAACTTGGTAAACAAAGGATCATAAGCCACAAACAATCGGCCAGCGACGAAAGCAGAAGAGGTCATGGTAATTCTTACATTTAAAGTAGCTCTAAACTTCAAATGTCCAGACACCTTAGGAACTGTGCCTGAGTGACAAAAATATTCAGTCCAAGGATCAAACGTGTCCAAAGACTCCTCAACCTTACCAGACCTAATCTGTCTAGGTCTCTCAAACCATGAAGAAAAAGCAACGTTAGGCACCTCATCTTCAGGTTTAGTTTCCAAGTAACTGTGAGCTGCTATATCTGGCATCACTACAACAGATTCGCCAATCTGACTAATTGGCACATCTTCCATACAGGCATCAACGCAAGACACATCAAGAAGAGGCTCAATGTTTACAATCTCTTGAATGTCCTCCTCAACTTGACCCTTAACATAAGCTCGATCTCGCCTGGAGGAATATACCATCTTTCTTCCATGCCGGATAACCTGACCCGTGCGCATAAGCCTCTCAGACGACGCATGCCATGCAGCAATCTGCTCTTCGTAAGTTTTAAAAAGAATAGGCAAATACGGAAAATATTTAACCTGGGCAGACTTCAAGAAACTCACGTGTCTGTCATAATACTCTCTACCCAACGGCCATGCCTCAGTCATAGAACTTTCAAAACAACTCTTATGCCCATCCAACTCAGAACCAGCACCTTTAATTCTCACGTCCAGGCCCTTAGCTCTGGACTTCTCCACAAGAATTGCAACCCAATCTGAAACATCGTCATTCCAAAGCATGTATCTTTTCAAAAAAGTAATGTCTGTAAATATATTATAAGCAGGAACAACAGGATCTTTATTAGCATCCGTATATCCCATCCCATATAAATTCCAATACAGGACCTTATAAATTTTCCCGCTAAGCAACTTAGTTAATAAAGAATCCCAATGATCATCTCCAAAAGCAGTAACAACAGCATTTTCCTCAAAACCATCTTCGCCATTCATTGACTCATCAAAATTAGCCCTAAATCTAGCATCATTCACAACATCCCATGTTATTGTTTCAGCTATCTGAGGAAATTCGTCAGTCCACCAATCATCAAGTGGTCCCTTGTTAAACACCTTACCATAATAATGGCAAATTGCGTAAAGAGCCCGTTTTGTCATACTCTGATATCCAGCTCCAAAAACCGAAGTATACAGAAAGCCAGATATCATGCCTAGCATCCTACGGAATATATTCCCATCGTACGTACCGTAACCGAACAAAGTCTCAGCTAACAAGCCTCTCATCCACGGCAAAATTCTAGAATCATCTTTCATGCCAGAATACTCACATGTAAGCAAATCATAAAACAGCCAAAACAGCTCTATCAATACAACAGGGCACATCCTCTTGTCAAACCCCTCAAAATCTCCAGCTATCATAAAAGCCTCAATATCT